GATGGATTCAGATGGTTGGAATACTACAACTGGATGGACTCCATTCGTAAGTATGAATTCGTATAGCATAACTCCAACTGGAACTGGTTCTATCCAATTCACTAGACCACAAGGGTCTACTCTACCGTTCGCAGAACGTATTATTAGTGGATTTGAAATTGGAAAGACTTATGAATTAAATGCTGCTGGTGTCGTGGAGAGCGGTTATTGGGGCATGTTAATGCTCGCAGATAGTTCTAAAGGTTCATCAGTAAATAATGGATCTTGGACACATTTTCATAACGGAGTGAACGGTCAGAGTGCGTATCTTACTATTGACAACACCCCACCCGCTCCGATAACATTTGTCGCAAACGAAACTTCTCTTACATTAATACTTGTAGTGAATGGCGGTTTGGACGATATTGACTTAACTATACACGATATTTCTATCAGTAAAGTCGTATCTCTAGACACAACTGCGACTCAGGTTATCCCTGCTATCAACGAACTACATACTGAAATAGCTACATTGTCCGGAACTGATACTACTCTTACTGCTAGTATTACTGATAACACTGCTGCAATTACTGCGGAAACATCTGCAAGAACAACTGCGGACTCGACGTTACAATCTTCCATAGATTCAGAAGTTGCTCGCGCAACGGCTGCGGAAGGTGTTCTTACTACTGCCGTTTCTGATGAGACATCTGCAAGAACATCTGCTGATACAACTCTTCAGTCTAATATTGATACAGTAAGTGGACGTGTTGATACGATTCTAAATGGTTCTTCTACATCACTAGATACTATTGTTGAAGTTGTTTCTGCATTTGAGAACGCAGATAGTGACCTACAGACATTAATATCATCTAATGCTGGATCACACGCAACAAATGCAACTGCTATCTCTACCGAAACAACACGTGCAACATCTGCGGAAAGTGCGTTACAAACCGCAATCGACACAGAAGAAACCGCACGTGCTCAGGCGATATCAGCTGAAGAAACTGCGCGTATCACATTCGATGCGAGTCTACAAGATCAAATCAATGCTCTCGATACACAAGAAACTACTAGTAAGTCTTCTCTGCAATTAAGTATTGACAATGAAGTCACTCGTGCAACAACTGCGGAAGGTGTTAATGCTGCCGCAATCTCTGCTGAGACTACTGCAAGAACTTCTGCAATCTCTGCTGAGACTACTGCAAGAGAAAGTGCTGTAACATCTGCTATCTCGACTGCAAGTTCTGATGCAACGACTAAGGCAGATGCTGCTGAAGCGGATGCTATCGCAACTGCCTCTGCGGATGCAACTAGTAAGGCAAATGCTGCTCAATCAGCCGCTATCTCTACTGCATCTTCTGATGCGACTGCGAAAGCGAATGCTGCACAGTCTGCCGCTGAAGCGACTGCTTCTGCGGATGCAACAACTAAAGCGGATGCTGCTCAAGCTGCCGCAGCTGTTGATGCAACGACTAAGTCGGATGCTGCACTTGTTTCTGCACAGACTTACGCAGACAATGCCGCATCAACTGCGGTTGCTAATGTAATTGATGCCGCTCCCGCTTCGTTGGATACACTCAACGAACTAGCTGCTGCACTAGGTGACGATGCGAACTTTGCATCTACTATGACTAATAGTCTTGCAACTAAGGCAAATACTGCCGATGTCGCAACTGCTGCTCAAGGTGTTAAGGCGGATAGTGCTTTACAACCTGGCGATGCAGTTGGTCTTACAGTAGACAACTCTGACAAGTTAGACGGTCAGCAGAGTTCACACTTCCGTATCGACATTTATGACATTAACGGTAACATCGTTAACTAATAAATTGTATAAATATAACAGGGTGTCACAACGTGGCACCCTAGTTATAAAATAGGAATAGGTTATATGATACCGAACAGTAAAGACGAATTGATGGATTACTGCTTGAGGTCTTTAGGACATCCAGTAGTAGAAGTAAATATTGATGACGACCAATTGGACGATAGAATTGATGAAGCCCTTCAGTGGTTTCGTGAACATCATCCAGACGGATCAAAAAGACAATATTTGTCACATCAACTAACACAGGATGATATTGATAACGGATACATCGATTTCGGTGTGGATGTCATGTCAGTTGTTAGGATGTTGCCCGTTAATACTGTACAAGGACAAACAAACTTCTTTGATATCAAGTATCAAATGATGTTAAATGATATCACAGATTTAAATAATTATGCCGGTGATATGGCATATTATGAACAAATGCAACAACATCTATCGTTGTTAGATATGAAACTTTCTGGTTTGCCAGAGATAACATTCGATAGACAGAACAATAGAGTAAACTTTTTCTTAAGTAAATCCAAGATTCCAGTTGGACAATATGTTGTTTTCGAAGTTTATGGAATGAGAACTCCTAACTCTGATTATGAATATAATTCATTGTGGAATCATAAATTTATTAAGTCATATTCTACAGCCCTTGTCAAAAGACAATGGGGAACTAATCTTATAAAGTTTGACGGTATGACACTGCCCGGCGGTGTTACAGTTAATGCTCGTCAGATATATGAGGATTCTCTACAAGACATCGAAAAGATTATGGAGAAGTTCCGAGAAGAGGAAGACGAAGGTCCGATCTTCTTTGTAGGTTAACATGGCCACTAATCGTTATATAAGTCAAAGAGTACGCAGCGAACAAAATCTGTATGAAGATTTGATTATAGAATCTATACAGTTTTACGGTCAAGATGTGTATTATCTCCCCAGAGAAATTGTTAATAGAGATCCTATCTTTATTGATGATGTACCTTCTCGTTTCTCAGATTCATACAAAGTCGAAATGTACATTGAAAACCAAGACGGTTTTGATGGAGAGGGTGATCTATTCACCAAATTTGGCATTGAATTGAGAGACCAAGCAACATTTGTTGTTGCTCGTAAGAGATGGCAATCCTTGATAGGAGACTATCTTGACTCACAGAAATTTAGACCTAGGGAGGGTGATTTAATATTCCTTCCTATGTCAGAATCTATCTTCCAGATAATGAAGGTAGAGACAGAAACTCCTTTCTACCAACTGAGTCAACTTCCGACGTTTAGACTTCAGTGTGAGTTATTCGAATACAATGATGAAGATTTTGATACTGGTATAGAAGGTATTGATATTGTAGAACAGGAATCAGCATTTAAATATGAATTGGTGATGTCGGATTACTTATCTTCTTCGGCAGAATTATCTTCAGTTATTGATAGTGAAGGAAAGGTCACAGATTTGAATATTATAGAATCTGGAGAGAATTACACCACAGTTCCTACCGCAATATTCTCATCTCCATCAGATCCATCTGGGGTAACAGCTGAGGTTACTCTAGAAATTTCTGATGGATCTGTTACTGGAGGAACAATAGAGAACCAAGGGAGTTTGTATGATACTGCACCTACGGTCACAGTATCGCCTCCAGTATCCGGTGGAGACTTCTTGGATGGTCAAGTACTAACTCAAGATAACGGAGAATACATTATCAAGGGTGAAGTTACTACTTGGAATAGTGATACTAAGACGTTATCTATCGCCCATACCGGAGCTACCGATGGTAAGTTCCATCTATGGACCACGACATCTCCGATAACAAGTGAGACTGCAAGTTGGATACCTACACAGATTAAAGAGATTCAGGACATACAGATAGAATCCCAGAATCAGATATTCGACGATTTCGAATCAGACTTCTTGGACTTTAGTGAGACTAATCCATTTGGAGACCCGTCATAATGTTTGGAACTCATTTTTATAATAAGAGAGTAAGAACTACAGTATCTATATTCGGATCTCTTTTTAACAACTTGCATGTCATAAGATCGAACGCATCTAATGAGGTAATATCTCAGGTGAAAGTTCCTTTGTCGTATGCTCCTAAGAGAAACTTCTTAGAAAGATTATCTTCCATGTCTAATGGGGAGGAGTCCGAACGAAGAATTGCGATGAAACTTCCGAGAATGTCATTTGAGATTGTTGATCTAGCTTACGACCCTATGCGACAACTTCCAAAGGTTAATGCATATAAAGAACCTCTCTCTTCTGATGCAACAAAGGCCAGAAAGGTTTATACCGGAGTTCCTTATAATATTCAGTTTCAATTAAATATATATGCAAAATCCCAAGACGATGCTTTACAAATAGTAGAACAAATCATACCTTACTTCGCTCCTCAATATAATTTGACAGTCAAACCTTTTTCAGATT